CTTGCTTTTGGGAATTTTTCTTTAAGTTCACTGAACTCATAGTCTACTCCTAATTGCTTGTATTCTACTTTGTGTCCTTTTCGTGTAGCTAAATCTTTAGCCATATCACAGTAAGGGCAACTCTCTTTTCCATAAATTATAATCATCTTGTAATCCTTTTCTCATAATCTGCATAGTCTTCATTCCACCAGTGAGGTTTATCACGGTATTTCCAACTTGCAAATGTTGCTTTGTCTAAGTGGTAATAATCACGATAACTCTGTATAGGGTTATCATAGTCTTTCAAATCATCAGGCATAGCTAAGCCAAAGGTTGTAAAACCTGCTTTAGGTAAATTCTTCGGATCAGGTAGTTTGTTTACTACTTGCTCGATTGATTTGTGTAGTTTTCCATATCGGTAGTGGTACTCATCATTCAATGCGTTAGCATAACAATGAACCCACTCATGGTTTTCCAAAGACTCTCTTGCCCAGATAGTGCAAGGATGATTGTACATCATCGGTAGGTAGGGGTAGGGTCGTTCCTCAAGAGGTAAATGCTTAATCTCGGCTTTTGCCTTGTTCATCACTTCTCTTTCCTCTGCGTTAAGAGCTCGAGGAACGAACCCCAATAAATCGTCTATCCATATAGTAGTGCATAATATTTGTGCTGCCTCGAGCGGCATCTTGACAATATGCTTGTCAACATGATACTCGGCAGACTTATCCATGTCTTCATCTAAATAAAATAAATTCATTTAATCCAACACTTGTAACCACTGCACTCACGAGTGTTCTTGCGACCACCACAATGAGTACAGTATTTTACTATTTTTTTAAGTTCTTTGAATTTTTTCATAAGTATATTATACTAAATATATGAGCAATTGTCAAGAACTATTTTTTCGTTACTTAGAGTTTATCTTATCTTTTGCCGTTCCAGCATACAAGCCGAACCATGCCGCACCCGCTCCGACTACAATACTGATTAAACCAGACTGCTCGAATGTTGGTGCTGGAAGTTCCATAAACCATATTGTACACTTATAAAGTAATACAATGTACACAGTGAGGAACATTCTTGGGAAAATTCTCCAAGCGTCTATCATTCCTGATAGCCATATCCATCTCTGCCAAGGGTTTTCTGGTTCTTTATCGTTTTCTAACTCCATAATTTTAGCTTTTAGTTCACCTATTTCAGTGACCATTGCCATAAACTTATTAAGGTCTAACTCTACTTCGTTGCGTGACATATCGCCACTGAATCTTTCATCAGACATTGCCTTTATCCTTAGCCTTTCCAATGTTCAATGCTAACATATCTACAAATTTGTAGAATTTGCCCATCCATACATCATCCTTAGGTGTCGGTGTTGACGCCGCGATTAAACTAGCAATTGTTACTATTAGAGTAACTAAACCTACTAAATCCATTAACATAATATTCTCCGCTCTGTAAAGAGCCTTGCCCTAAAATTAGGGACTTCCTTGATAAGAAACTATAGAATTTAATCTAATGTCTTCCCATCTATCCTCATCCATTCGATAACACACTATGGTGTCATTGATTTGTTGATTGACTCTACCTCCAGTGAGGGACTCCATCAACGTACAAGGAATTGTATACTCCTTGTGAGAGTTTTGTGAAACGAATGTAATATCTACTACATCACGCTTTAATAGTTCTCTTAATTCTGTAAACATTTTTTACCCCTGCTCTATACGCATCTATGAGAATTCCTTTTTCTCGTATTAATACCATTTCTCTACTTATTGGTTTCAGCATCCATAGAAATTCTTTCACTTATCTATGTGTTGCTCTACTGATGTAAGTCTTTCGATAATGTCAGGATAAGCATCAAACTCATGCAGTTCTTTACATGGGTGACTATTTTCTTCCACTGCTGCTAATCTATCCTCTATATGCTCCAGCCAGTCTTCGACTTCTTCAAATCGTCCTTGTACTACTGGATTCTTATCAAAAAACTTTGCTCCTTTATTCATTACTCTAAAGTAGCTCCAGTCTATAAAAAATTGTTTAATACTATTCCACATTGTTCAATGCTTCGGGGTCTGTTACTTTTTCATAATATACTACGACTTCCTTGAGTTCTATAATATATCGTTTTAGTTCTTGCATGTTGTATGACATTAATTCATAGTCTGGTATAGACATAGCTACGAATACTATCTGTCCATGCTCTTTTGTTAATCTTTCGTGAAACTCTTCAATGTTTTTATCACTTACTACATACCACATAGGGTCTTTGAGATCTATCTCACGTGGTAATACAGGCTGAGTAATCAGTCTGTCCATTGGTTTTGCTGTTACTTCTATCTGTTTAGTCGGAAGTAGACTGCAACTCGACGCCATCATCAAGGCTATCAATGGTGCGGCTAACTTCTTCGATTGAATCAAATACATTTTTCGTTCCTTTATTTATTCTTGGTTCTAGCAAACCAGGTTTTGCTGCTGCTAGTTTTGTTAAATTGTGTCGTTTAAAGATGTCCAAGTATCTGTTCATCTCTAACTGTGTTGCTTGTGACTTCTGTTGAAGTTCCCCAAGCTGTTTTGTTTGCAGAGCAAAATCGTTCTGCATATTTTTTATCGCTGCTTCTTGTGTAGCAACTGCTCCTTCCAGAGCTGCGTTGTTTGCTTGTAGCACTTGGTTCTGTTGGTAGAGTGTATAACTACCGAATCCGAGTACTAATATAACGCCTATATAAAGTTGGTTCATAATTGTTGAATCCTATAATTGAGTCCATCTGCACCACTAATTTCTACTAACTCACCTTCTTCTGTGATGAAAGAAATAAACTTTGGTTGCTTTTTAATGAACTTCTTGACTATAAACTCTTGGTCATCTGAATCTCCCCACGTAGCATTATAGCTCACTTTGAGACTATAATAAGTAATAAAGAGGCTTTTAAACCAGAACCAAAATTGTTGTATCTTAGTCCAAATCTTCTTCAGATTGTTTGTTATTTTGTTCATATTCATGTTTTTGTGCTAACTCTGCTGCTTCTTGTATATACTCATCAAGAGTCATTCCTCTTTCCTGTGCATGTGCTGCAGCTTGTAGTAATAGTTCTTCGGAAAACTTAAATTTCACTCCAGTCTTGTCCTTCAAAGAGTAATGCTTCTGCAGTTCTTCTACGGATTAGTCCGTCAAGTACTTTACCACCTGCTTTGTTCCATCTCTTAATTTGTGCAGGTACTCCGTCATAGTCCCCACCATTGAGAACCTTCAGCATTGTACTTGCGTTTAGATTGCTTGGACCGAGATTGTATGTCCATGATACCAATGCATCGAACATGCACTGATCTATTGAAATTGTGACGGCATCATTTACAGCTTTTTCGTACTCGACTAACTCGTGTACAAGTAGTTCATCTGCTTCTGCCTTTGTTATTTTTTGTCCTTCTGTGACTCCTTTCGTATGACCATAGCCAATTGTTAGAACACCAGCAGCACATCTGTATGCTTCCAGTTCAAGTCCCTCGAACTTTTTGATTAGGGCTAAGCCCTCTATTGATATCTTCATATATTTCCTCTTGTTAAAAATGCATCTCATAGTGTAAAACTTTCTCCACACCCGCATTGAGCTTTTTGTAATGGAGTATTGAATACAAACTGTTCTTGTAGTCCTCGTACTTCCATATCTATTTCTATTCTTTCGACCATTGTTAAGGTCTGAGGGTCAACTGCTATACAATCGTAGTATATTGAGTCTCCTCCAAAGCTAGGATTGTCTTCATAATTAAGTTCCCATGTCCAGCCATTACAACCAGCAGGTTTAGTTAAGATACGAACACCCCACACTTTGTGTGAGGCGATTCGCATTTTAATTACATCCAAAGCTTCTGAACTTACTATTACCATAATAACTCCTTCAGCTTGATAGCATACTTATATAATAGGCATCATTGCAAATATGCAAGCTAACATTATTCCTACTAAAGCTGACATTTCTGCTGCTCTACCAAAATAATCTAACCTATTATGTTTTACTATGCTTTGTCTTAATTTGAGAACATATCTCATATTTATCTCCTAATAGAAGATGTTAGTTAATATCTAATACCTTCCTAGTTGAGTTCGGAGTCCTAGACAAAGCGATTGTTAGTAAGCCGTCCGTTAGTTCGACACTGTCTACTTTTAAATCCGCATTTAAAATAAACTTTCTCTCGAAAGATTTAAGACTGAGTCCTTGGTGAATGAATCTTTCTTCACTCCCAAGTTTTCTTTCTTTTTTCCCCTTGATGAGTAGTTCGTTTTCTTCTTGAACTAACTCCAGTTCTTTCTTGCTCCAGCCAGGAATTGCTACCTCTATTCGATAGTTGCCATTCTCGGCGTTTTCGACTATGTTATATCTTGGGTATGATGTATCAGTGTTGTGTAACAACCACTCATTGTTCATGCCAAGCCAAAATTTACTAATATCAATCGTCATTTTTAATTCTCCTAATATCACTTTCGTTAATACTATGCCGACCCTTTCGGTATCGACCCTAAACGTAAGCAGACCTATTCTGCCTACTTCATACATATTATATCAAAAGTGAAACCTAAAGTCAAGAATTATTTTTTGTTATGTTTGACTTTATACTTCTTCATCAAACTCCAATATACCCTCCTGCTCTAAGTAATTAATTGTGTTTTCAATTCCTATTTTCTTACCTACCATATAGCTAATATTTATACTCGCTAATAGTACCACTAAGTACATTATATCTATTTCTGTCATAATTTTTTCTCCTGTACATATTATAACGGATTTCTAACCATAAGTCAAGTACTATTTTTCAAGCAACTTAAAAATAGTACTTGACACTTGCTTAAAATTTTGATATAATACTAATATGTTATTGAGACGAGGAACTTGGACAACGAAAGAGAAACAGAAGCTAAAGGATTTGTACAACACAATTCCACTTGCTGAACTTTCTATAAAGATGGCAAG